CGAGGCGAACGACAAAGCGTCCTGACCCGTCAATACGGCGCGACGTACAGTCGTGATGACTGCCGAAGTGTCCGAGCGAACGCCATAAGCAACACGCGGAGCGGAATAGATATTCACGCTAGCGTATTCACCCAAAGCGGGCATCTCTTGGAACATACCGTATTCCAGTTCGTTGTCCTTACCACCTGTGATTTTTGCCAACTGAATGTTGAACCACTGGATTTTGCCAGTCGTGTCTTGTTTCAAGTCGGTCAACTGCTCTGGCGATACATACAAATCGAACGTGCCATCAGCGAAACGCTTGATAGGCTGGTCTGAAGTGTCGTTTTTCTCCAAAGCATAATCAATCAAGTCCAGAGTCATCGTGTTCGATGAGGTCAAGGCTTGGTCGGTTGCAGCAGCGCCAGCGCGGATAATGCGGTTGGTCGAAGGAGCAACTGGAGTGTTGTGGCCCTGTACGAACAGTTTGTTAGTGCCGCTCCAAGTCGTACCGTTCAGGGTAAACGAGGTCGGGTTAGCACCAGCCAACTGATAGAATACAGCCGTATCCAACAACTCCATATGGCGTTGAGGGATGACTTTGCGGGTACGCTGGGGGAAATCCACCAATGTACGTTGCTGTTCAATCGTATCGTCGTTAGGGTTCAGTACACCAATACGGGTGACGTTCATTGCCATCGAGAACGAGCCAAGGTCTAATGCCTCTTCGTTACCGTCCAATGTGCCGCCCTCACCGATAGGAATACCAGTAAGTTTGTTCGTGTAGTCGTATGTAATGCTATCGCCGCGAGCTTTAGCGCCGAGGAAATCCTCAACGAAGAAAACTGCACCACGAGCAAACATATGGCCGAAGGCAGTACGCATACCAGGGTTTACCCAGTCTTCCGTTGCCCATAGCTTTCGTGTTAAGGCATTTGCCGTTAACATACTTGTGCTTGACATGATTTTATCCTTGTCGTATGAGTTGAAAAAAGTAATCCAACACCATCCAAGGTTTTATTGAGAGAGGGTATTGCGCCCTCCTGTTCCTTACGGGAACGACTCGTTTCGATAGTGGCATAGTCGCTATGCGAGCGCCAAACTGTTACAGTCGTTTAGTCACCTGTCCGTAGGTGGACGAATCCTATAACAACTATGCCACAAATCCCCAAACTTTGCAAGTGGGTTAGCGTAGACTTTCCAAGATTCGTGCTTTTTCAGCAGCAGGGAGTTTTGCCCATTCTTGGGTTGTCAATTCCGATGCTGCTAGGGCTGTCAACTGACCACCAGTGCCACGACCCTTGGCCGCAGCCGTTCCAGCAGAGCGAGCCTTGTTAGCAGCAATCTTATTCAGGTCTGGTTTTTTCTCTTCCTCGGCCTCAACTTCGACCTCTTTCTTTGGAATAGCCTTGAATCCCAAAGCTCGAGCCTCTTCATATAGCTCTTCGGCAGGATTATACCCCTGACTTGCATACTGACTGGCCTTAAATAGTAGTTTTCTCTCCGTCATAGCCTTAATTTCATCAATAGAGGCCCGAGGATGCTCTAATCGGGTAGCATTAAACAAGGCGTTCTCGTATTGTGCAGTAACATCCGCGAAATCCTGTGGTGCAGTCTCCTTAAACGAGTTCACAATTCCGATAAACTCATTCTTAGCCTGATTATAAGCATAATCTTCGTGCATTTTCTTGATTTCAGGAGGCAGTTCGACAGATTGCGCGGTTTCCACCTCTTGCGTCACTTGTGTTTTGGCTTGACGCTCACGGGCCAGCTCTTCTTCCAGCTCTTGGGCGCGTTTTTTAGCCGCCGCAGCATCACGACGAAGTTTGCGATAGCCGGAATCGTCTAATTCTTCCTCTTTTGGTTCTTCCTTTGGCTCGTCTTTTGGCTGCTCTTTAACCTCAACCGATTCCTCAACAGCCTCTTCTGCCTGTTCGGTTTCTTCCTCGACCACTTCTTCCTGTTCTTCCACCTTATTTTCTTGCTTTAAGGCTTCTTCCAAGGCTTTACGGTCCTCTTCCATTTGTTGTTTTAGCGACATTTTGGCTCCTTTGGTTGTTAAGTTAATTAATACAATTAAGATTGAGGTGTCTCAATTTCCGGCAACTGATTCAGCCAGTACAAAGCGTCGTCTTTAGTGGCTTGGCTGGCATCTATCTGCCTGTCGGCCATTTCAATGACGGATAACAAAGATGCGCGAGTTTTAACCGTTACATTCTCGGTTGGTTCTCGTATTTCTATCGTATCGTTATCTAAAATTGTAATCGTTTGGGCCATTTGTTCCTCCTACATGAACATGAAGAAATTTGAATTTGCAGAACTTGGGTTGTAATCCTTGAGGGCCAGATAATGATAAACGCGGGTGTTCGTGTTAATTGACCCGGCAGTACCTACGGTGAACCCGTCAGAATCCAAGCTTTGTATGATGTTGGCGGCGTTTGCCGAGCTGGGGGCATAAATAATAGAATCATCCCCGGTCATAGCACCATTGCGACCTACGAACTGTTGGCTGCCAGATATAGCTTTAACCAACATAAACGTGGGCTGGAATCCCAATCCTGTGATAGCCCTGTTATCCGTACCATTACCAGTATAACTTGTCTGAACACCCGCCCCGGTTGGGCATTTAAGACAAAAGAAATCGTACCTTGAGCCACTATTATTAACGCTCGAATTTGTACCAATACTAAACCCATCAGCATCGAAACTATTAATAATACTTGTGACTGGGGTACTTGCAGAAAATGAGAAAGCATAGGTTGGCGCTGAACCAAAACCAGCTCGTCCTTGGCTTAAAGAACCTGTCGTTCTCTTGATAAAAATGAAATCAGGCTGAAAGCCAACCCCTGTAATGGAACGAGCCGTACCATTTCCTGTATAGCTTCCCTGATAAAAATAATCGGAACTTCCATAAAATGCCGCCCAGTTATACACGACTGAACTTGTATTAACGTTCGCGGCGTTTCCAATAGTAAAACCGTCACTATCAAACGTCTGTATGCAGTTAGCAAAAGGGTTAGAGGTTGCATTCGGATCAATTGACAGATCAGCACCAAGGTTTGTCCAAGACCACGCCCCATCGTTCGACGATGTATCGGCTGGTTTAATAATCACAAGTGTGGGCTGGAATCCAACGCCAGTAATAGCTCGGTCATCCATGCCATCGCCAGTATATTGACCAGTGGCTACACGAAAGAATGCCATTATGCCGCCGCCACGCAGCGCCACTTGGATGTAGCTGCGTTCCAAACAAAACCAACGTCAAGGCGGTCAGTAGAGACCGTAGTGGTTGGAAGGGTGACTGTCGATGATTCGAAACTTGAACCCCACGTTATTGCCCTCGCTGCCGTTCCCGTAATGGAAATCCAAAGTGTCTGGTTATCTGTAGGCGTTCCGCTTAGGTTTGTGGTGAATGATGTAATATCAACAGTCTGGGCAGTCAGTGAATAATAATCCACGTTATCGGTGTTAATCGTCGGGGTGGCGCTTGAAGTCGTTGTGCCAACCCGCTTTGTAATTCGTTTATTAGTCAGGGTATTTGTAGAGGAAATCGAGGGGATAACCACGCCCTCAACCTCCAGAACGCCTGCTGCAGAACGGGAAAGGGTCGTGTCAGATGCGTTGCCAAGCTCCAAAGAACCAACACCCAAAAGCGGTGGATGTGGATGAAGTGATACCGGATACGGGCAGTCCTGTGCAGTTCGTCAAAGTACCGCTTGAAGGAGTACCAAGAGCTGGGGTAACTAGGGTAGGAGAGTTGGCAAAGACCAAAGCGCCGCTTCCCGTTTCGTCAGTCACAGCGCTTGCAAGGTTGGCGCTTGAAGGAGTGGCGAGGAAAGTGGCTATTCCGGCCCCAATTGGTAGTTCTTCAATATCGCCAGTGCCTGCGGTTGTTCGGCCAAGTATTCTGCTTGTGGCAATGTTCTGCATCTTGGCAAAGGTAACTTTATCGTTACCTATAGTAACCGAAATACTTGTAGAGCCTGTGCCACTTACATCGCCGGATAAAGTGATAGACTGGTTACCTGTGATATACCCAACATCGTTCGTAAAAGATGATAAATTTTCCCCCACTACAGCAACGAGGCTTCCACCAACCGTTAATGTATCTGTGGCAATTATCTTAAACATTAAACGTATCTGTACCAGTATCGTAATTGAATGTGGGGTTACTTGCGAAACCACCCAAGCCATCAGCAAACTGTACGTCCCCTGCGGCCCCGGATGGGGGATATGAAGCAACCGTCAACGTATCGCCTACGAAAGAAACATTCGTTCCAAGCTGGATTTCTTGTATATCACCCGTGGACGCTGAATACCGCCCCAATAGGCGTGAGGTTGGTATATTCTGCATCTTGGCGAAAGTTACCACGCTATTATCGATAGTCCACGTTGCTCCACTACCGGTGACCGTAATATCTCCCTTATCTCCATCAACAATACCACCGCCACCAGGAATGGTTATGGTTACATTTCCTCCAGAGTTGGTAGCAGTAACACCGGAACCTACAAAAATCTATGGATGTAGCAGCGTTGGTTAAAGTAGTTCCCTCGTCTTTTACTGTTAAAGCACTACCACCACGGTTAGGCCCGAGAATAACCCCACCCCAGTACTGCAGCAGCCTTGGCAATATGCTGGTGGTAATCCTCTTCGCTTCCCTTATTACCTGAATCTAACCACG